TCTTGCGTACTTCCGGCTCGGCTTCTGCCTCGGGCTCCACAGGCTTGGCCTTTGCTGCCTTTGCTGCCTTTGCAGCAATTGGCTCGTAAGCGGCGGCATCTTCTTCATTTTTCAACTCACCCATAGGCCGTGCGCCTTCCAGCTTCAAAGGTGCTGACTTTACACCGTCCGATTGAGCCACGGTCATCACCACCGCACGCTTGGCGTCCTCGGAGTCAGCCTGCGTCTTGACAGCGGCGTACTCGTCATCGGTCAACCAGCGCATGGGTTGGAAAAACAGCTTGGGGCTTTCGGCCTTGGTATCAAACTTCATGCGAGTCACAATCTGCTCAGGATTGATCGGGGGATTTTGCACCGCCAAGTAACGCACAAAGGCTTGCAGGGGGCGCTTGTCGCCGTCTTCCTTACCGAATACCGAAGTGGCAGGCAGCGTTAACTGGAGCACATCGCCCTCGGGGTTGTTGGCCAACACCACAGCCAAACGCTGTTGGTAGCGGCAAGCGCGGCTGTTGTTTTGACCCGAACCGGCTACGTTCTGAGGGCATACCATGCAGGTTGTAGCTTGCTTGTTGTTAGCAGTGTTGTCAGGCTTTTCGCCATCGTTGCTCCAGCAGTCAGGGCCAGCGATTGCCTCTGCGTCATAGGACTTGGCATAGAACACGCGGCTTACCTTGGGCGCTGCTTTGACCACAATCACATCCAAGTGACGGTCGTCAATGGATGCGACTTCTTTGCCGCCAGCTACTAGGCGGAATACACCGCCCTTGATACTGATACGCTTGGTGCTTACGCCGCCTGCGCCGCCCATCAGGGCCTTGGCTGTTTCAGAAAGCTCGTTGTTACGGGCAAATGCGGGGACGGCTGCGCCGCCAAAAATAGCTAGATTGCTCATTGGATTTCCTTGATTAACGTGGTTTGGTTACAGTGATATCGAACTCAGTTGTTGAATTAAGTCCGGGGGGAACAATGGTTGGGTTCTCAGAAAGAAAAGCTGCCATGTTGGTCTGCGCAATGCGCTTCTCAAGTAAGTCAACCATCCTGTGCTCAAGGATAAATTCCTTGAACGAGTCCCAATCTTGGGTGTTGTAGCGCGTCTTTGTGGTCAGCGTTACTGTGCCCAAATCGGTGCGAACAGACTTGACGCCTAACGCCTTCATCTGGTCTTTCATAGCAAATTTAACTTCGTCTTGCTGTGCCTTGAGTAGCTCCACTTGTGTGTCGTACTCCTTGGTCAGCATGGCGATCTTGTCCCGAATCTTACGGTAGATCAGGGCTAATTTATCCAGCGGTATTGCTTCTTCTGACATTAACTTCTCCTGTTTGTTTGTCTAAGGTTGGACAGTGTACACGATTTTTTGGGCTTGGTTTCTCCTTTCAAGATTTAATTTCTGTGTCGAACATTTGTGTCAGCAAAGCGTGGTCTTCAACCCTTGCACTGAGCGCTTTGAACATCTTTTTCTCAATGGGGGAACCCTCAATATGGATGACGGTCACCTTGTCGGATTCCTGCCCTTTGCGGTCGGAACGGGCAATACACTGGATGTACTGCTCCACGCTCATCAGGGGGCCGTAGAACACCACGGTATCGGCAGCAGTTAGGGTTATCCCGTGGGCGGTAGCCTGAGGCTGCATCACCAAGAAGTGGGGGTTGGGCTCATGCTGAAAACGCCGGATAATGTCGCCCCGTTTGGTTGGCGGTATGTCCCCGTGAATGCACTCGGCAGAGTAGCCCTTCTTGTGCAGGTAGTCCAGTATGGTTGTGATGGTGCTGCGAAACAAAGCAAAGATGAGTACCTTACGGCTTGTCTCTTGCAGTATTTCATCGAGCACGGCCAGCCGTGGGGCAGAGTCAAACTCAACCACTTCTTTGTCATCGGTGTACGCTGCGCCACACGAAATTTGCAACAGCTTTGATACACCAGCGGCAGCATTGACAGCGCTGATTGTCTCGCCAGCAGTCTGAATCAGCATCTGGTCTTTGAGCATGTTGTAGTACTTGGCCTGCTGCGGGGTCAGCGGCACTTCGCGCGTGGTGGTTATCACCGGCGGCAAGTCAAGGCACTCTTCTTTGGTGAAGCGAATCGAGGGTTGCAGCGCTTCATGAACCAAGTCCCGCGACTCCTTTTTGGGAACCCATTTGTACATCGTGAGCTTGTACATAACCTTGTCACGCCACGCAGTAAAGAACTGCGGTACGCCTTCGGGATTAACGAGCTTGGCCAATCCGTAGGCATCAACAGGCGATTGCGCAGCAGGCGTACCGGTCATCATCCACAGGTTAGTCTGTGGGGTAAGAATTGCTTTGAGTGCTTTCCAGCGCCGGGTAGTCTGCGTCTTGTATGCGTTGGCCTCATCCACAATCACAAGGTCAAACCGGCCATCGGCGATGACTTCGTTTGCAATCAGGTTGAGCCCGTCATAGTTGGCAATCACAAACTCGTAGTTCTCCTGCACCATTTCAATACGCCGACTAGCCTGCGCATGGTGAGCCACAACGGCAGAGCGGTGAATGATGCTGTTGTTCAAATCCCCCAACCACGCGGAGTGCATGATGGATAGGGGGCACAAGATCAATACACGGCGCACTTTACCAATGCTCATCAGGTAGTCCGCAGCCCACAGCGCAGATAGTGTCTTACCCGTACCCGGCTCAGAGAACACAAAGGCTTTGCGGTGCAGCGTGAGGAACGCAGCCGTTTCGATTTGGTGCGACATTGGCTTGTACTTGCCCGGCCAGTTGTAGCGCCTAGTGATTGGCGATGGTACGTTCTTGACCCCCAGGTTGCGCAGTACGCGCACTTCGTCCAGCCCCCAGTACACAGCAATCTCACACCCATCATCGTACTCAGCAATGACTTTGTGTTTTGGGATGACGCTGTATTTTTCGGGGTTGCGGGTTTTGAATAGTAGGGCTTTGTCTTCTACGATTTGCATTTGCTTCTCATGTAATTATTTGTTGTCGCCTTGATTGGCGCTCTTGCTGCGTAGTCTCAAGTTGCCCGGTGTTGACTTACCGCCTTTGCGCAGCGGTTTGATGTGGTCGATGTCTTTACCGGCGCGGTCAACACCTTTGGCATCGTATGCACGCCTTGCGCGTTGGCGCTCGTGTTGGTCAGAGTCCGGCCCTGATTTGCCGGTCTTTAAGTCTTGCTTGTATTCTTTTTTGTAGTCACGTTTTGTTGCCATGATTTAACTCCGAAAGATTAATGTATGCGTTTTGTGTGCCTTTAATGTGTTTTACTTTAAGCCCTGCATCCATTGCGGCTTGTATAAAAGCACCGTTACTAATATAGTTCTTTGTAAATTTTTCTGCTACGTGTTTCCAACCATAGCTCGTAGTCTTTTTGTTTATGTTTACGGTGGTAATGGCAAGTGACCGCAACCAAGCTCGTGCCATTTTTACTTGTGTTTCGTTGGGAGTGGGGCCGGAGGTATTAACAATACCCTCATCTGTTAAGTATGTCGTCATGTTTTCTCCTAGTGTTTGGGGTGATGTACACAAGTGGTTGCCGGACACCACGGGCATAACGGCGAAGGCTTGGCGTTCCACACGCCTGTCTCATGGGCTTGCTCAATGCGTGCAGCCCGTTCACGGTATTCCCACCAATGCGCGTCTGCTTGGTCATGCGTCATGCTATGTTTGGTCATGCTGCCCTTGACGATAAACAGTAGCGCTGAGTTGACCTTGCGGATATGCGGGTAGTGCGCGAACACCATGATTGACATGAGCTTGAGTTGATCGCGGTCGGGGTATTTGTCCGAACCGGTTTTCCAATCTACCACCCATGCGGTCATGTTGTCGTCGTCAATGATGAGCATGTCGGCAATGCCGCGCACCCACACATCTTTTGCGCGCCAGTCACAGGGTTTGAGTTCCTTTGTCAGCGCCATCTGCTGCTCCGCTAACTTGCGTCCGGGCTTCTTGAGTAGCTCGTCTACTATGGGAACAAACTGAGCGTAGGCTTCTGGTACTGGCGTGTTGTCGCGGATGTATAGCTCCAGCGCCTTGTGGACTTCGTTGCCGTACCTTGTGGCCTCGTTCTCAGTAAACGGAAAGTTCTTTAAGACCTTGACCTCTTGATACCGCTTAGGGCACCCCTCGTAATCTTTGAGAGCGCTATGACTCCACGCCACTACTTTCATACTGACTCCTTTTTTTCTTTAGCCGCAGCGGCGCAGTCGTGACAAATTATTTTTCGTAAACCGCCAACACCAAACGGTATTGTTATGTTTACGCTTTGTCTTGTTTTTCCTTTTTGGCAGTGCCAGCATACGTGTTTGTTTTTGCTATACAAATCTCTGTCAGTTTTTTTAGATGTTTCATGCTTTATCTTCAAAAGCCCTACCGGGTTTAAGTAACCTGTACCCCGCATATCAGAACCTCGCTGTCTTTACGGCTTGCGCCAATCGGGTTGAAAAATCTTCCACAAACTTTTCGTTCAAGTGCAGCGAGTGGCCCATGTCATGCAGGATTGCGTGTGTGAGTTCGTGCCAAAACGTAGCGTGCATTTCGTGGTCTTTGAACCTGCGGCCTGACACATTACTGTTGCGTGCAATTTGAATGCGTTGGTTGTCGTACTGAACAGAA